TGCATATCGCTATCCGTCGCATTCGGCGGGAAAAATTGTTTTCTTATAATCCTTTTATTCTCGTCGCTTAGCCACTCTTGTGGAGTGTTTTGTGTTGTTACTTGGTTCATTTCTTATCCTTACGCTATACTTTCATAAAATTTCCACGCAGGCAGGCTTAGCGTCTGCACCGCCTCTATCTCTTTGCTCTCGGGTTCAAACTTGGCATATCCCCACCATTGCCCGCGCTCTAGGCACAGCTTATAGCGCTCAAGCAGGGCTAGATATGTCTTGCGCCCCTGCTCTATCGCCGCCTCATCTAGCGTATAAAAGCCCGTCATATAGGGCTTTTTGGTTTCGACCGCGATAAAAAGGAAGTTTTCTACCCGCTTGCCGCATAGACGCAAGATGTCGGTATAAAACGCCGCTTGGATGTGGTAGTTAAAATTTGCTACCGATTTTGCAAATCCGTCCGCGCTAGCGTCGGAGGTCGTTTTCAAATCTACGCAAAGGCTTAGCGCTTCGTTTAAAAAGTCGGGGCGACACCTCACGGGCACTCCCTCAATCTCCGCAAAATAGCTCTGCTCCGCTAGCCCGTCTTTTAAAAAAAGCGCCGTCTCTCTCATAGAATTTACCGCGTTTGCGATAGCGGTCGCTTTCTCATAGGCTTCGGCGTCTAGAATGATCTTGCCTTCCGCACCCTTTAAAAACTCTGCGTAAATTTCTTTGCCCTCTTTGGTGCGTTTATCGGCTTTGGGTTCAGCGGCAAATTCTTTTAAAAAATCCGCAGGCTCCAGCACCAGCTTATGCACGGCAGAGCCTAAGATCAAAGCCTTGCTATCAGGCTTTTCGAATTCGTCTTTGAATTTGAAGTGATAGGGGCTTTTTGCTAAGAGATCCAAATCGCTTTTAGAGATTTCGGCTCGCGCGTGGTAGTCTTTGATGGGCAAGCCTTTTATCATCGTACCTAGGGGATGCTTAACCCCCTGTTCGCCTAAATCAATCTCAAGCATTTAACACCTCAATCTTGCTTAAATTCGTTATGCCCGCTGCGGCTAACATATCTTTGATTTTTGCTGCTAGTTTTTCGTGCGGAGCACTTACGGCAGCTTTTACTTCAAACTCGGCGCGGATCGTATAGATAACCTTGCCATCTCCTGCGTCGCGCGGCTTTTGTAAGACTTCGCGCTGCGCCTCGTAAAAAGCTTGCTTATTTGTCTCCGCTTTTGCGCGCTCTGCCGCTTCGCGCGCGACCTGCTCGACCGCCTCTTGTTTTTCTTGCTCGGCTAGCTTGGCTTGCAAAATTTCGTTTTCTAAAGCGGCAATTTTACCTTCGATAGCTTCTTTAGTAGGCTTAGCAAGAGAGCCCGCAGTAGTTACCGCGCTTAATTTGATTAGATCACTTACATTTATACGCTCGAAATTTAGCCCTTTTTCATCGCAAAGGCTCCTTGCGTATTCGTTTATGCGCTCCGCGATCTGCTCTAGCTTGGCGTTTTCAAAAGCCGCCACGCCGTCAGCTATCTTTTGGCGTCCGTCGGTGATGATAGCTTCGATCTCTTTTTTCTCGGTCTTTAGCTGATTGATAGGCGCCGAAAGCTTGTCGATGAAAAACTTATAGCGGTCGCCGATTGCGGTTTTGACCTTGTTAAAATTTGCCATCACCTTTTTGGCTTCAGGAATGTTCTCGTCGGTTACTTCGATCGAGTATTTTTCCACCTGCATTGCTACACCCGCCTTGATCTCCTCAAAATTCGTAGTTAGAATTTGGTTATCTGCCGTTTTTGCCTCGTATGATACGATCAGTTCCATTGTTTCGTTCATTTCATCTCCTTTTTTTACGAGCATTCACAAATTTAGCAAAGCTGCTAAATTTTGTGTGTTTATATACACCTATCCGAGTCCGGTAAGCTATAAATTCTTCTCTGAAATCTTTCAAACTCATTGTTTATCCTTTAAAATTTGCTTGCATTTTGCGGCCGCTGTAATAACCGCACCAAAGCCGAAACCGATCAGAAAAGCCACGACAAAACTTATCTCAATATCCCAAACCTAAGATTTGAGATCGTAAATTTCGCACGCCTCTTAAATAGCCTTTTCAGAAACCGTAGCATCGTCGTTCTCCTTTTTTCGTTCTGTAGCTCTTGCTAGCAGCGCGAGGTCTATTAGCAGATCGCTTAGCCCGATGCCGCTCATCTGCGAAACTTCGCATAGATGCTCCGCCGTGGAGCGCATATAAGCGGAAACGCCTTTTGCGAACTCCGCCGCAGCGTCTTGAAACTCTTGCTCGTCTTGATTTTTCATAGTTTTCTCCTTAAAAAATATCCATAAAAGAGCCTCCGATTTAAGAATTTCATTTGAAAAAACGTTAGCCGAGATTTTGACCCGCCGCAAGGAGTAAGGCGGGAGGAGGCTCATTTATGGATATGAGGTAAAGCGATATAATCTAAAGAAGGGGGGGCTCGGGTTTTCGAGCCATAAAAAGGTTAGAGGCTTCCTATGAGCTTGCCGAGCCCAAGCGCAGAGAGGGAGAATATCTTATTGACTGCCTGTCTTATCAGCTCCTCTTTGCCTAATCTTAGCGCGTCTTTGAGCTTCGAGCCTAAAAAGTCGTATTTTAATAACTCAAGTCCTTTAAGCGTTAAAACAGCTCTTTTAACGTCGCCGTAATTTTGATCTATGCCCGAATGGACGATAAAACCGTTATCGCTCAGCCACTCTATCGTATGATATGCGATCAAGGCCTGCGATAGGGCGTCCTCTATGCTCTTATTATCGCAAAACTCGTGATAATTGAAATTTTTAGGAATAGGGAATTCGTCATACAACAGCCCCAACGTCTTAGCGGCGTAGATTTCGAACAATTCGATGTTTTTCTGCTCTTTCATGGTCGGTCTCCTTCCTTAGATTATATCGCTTTTATTTTTAAATTGCACGGATTTTTCTACCCCCGAACGTGCATCTATCGGGGCTGATTGCTCGGGTATGGATTGTCGTATCCATACGGACGCTTCCCGTAGCTTTAGCTCAACGCGGGCTAGGTGTGGGTCACCTTGGTTTTGATGGGAGAATATTAGCATAGCCTATATTAAAGATAGCTTAAATTAATAGGAATAGCTAATATTTTTTGCAGTATAATTCCGCAAAATTTTAAAAGAGGCGTGGTGGAAAAGATACTCACTCATCCGACAATTCTTGTGTGGATCATTATCGTATCTGCAATAGCGACGTATAAACTGGGGATATGGCGAGACGGCGCGGATGCTTTCGTTAAAATTTCACAGCTTCTTTTAAAAATAGTATTGCTCCCCTTCCGCCCGTTTATAGAAAAAGAGGACGAGGGATTTGAAAAAGAGCTTGCAAGCTGCGCGACGACAGAGGAGCGAGAAAAACTGATCGAGCGCAAAAATAAAGATTTTTATGAAAAATCCATAGTTGTTAGCATATTGCTAATCTTTCTTGTCTTTATGGTTATTCAATTCGTACAATAAAGGTAAAATATGACGGAACAAGAAGCAATAAATGCGCTATTAGAAGCCCTTAATCAAGAAAATCCCCCGAGCGCTAAAACAAGAGTTTTTAGAGTTTTGTATTTTATATCTTTCGTGCTTATCCCGACCGTCGGCGGAGCGATTATCGGCGTGCCGCTATTTCTTATACTGCTCGTCGTGCAATATATCCTAGAGGGGAGCATAAACCCTCGTTTTTACTTCTACGGCGCAAATCCGGTCTACGCACAAAGATTTATACAGGTTTGTAGCCTCGCGTGGATAATATGCGTAGCAGGCGCGATCTTTATCGTTTTAGGGGGAAAGGCTACGGGTAGCGACGTTTTGGCTATGATAGGAGCGGCTATAGCCTATGCCGTATATATCAGGGCTCTTAAATTTGTATTAGTAGGAATTTGATTTTTTATAGAAGGACCATAAAATGAAAAAACTACTCGCTTTAATTTTGGCGGCTTTTTTACTGGCGCAAATAAGCGTTTCAGCGTCGGCAAGCGCGGGGTAATCTCCACTCCCACGGGGGAATAGGATCGTCGCGCCATAGCCCTCGCTTTTCAAATTTAGCCTCACTCTCTTGCGGCGCATACTTCTTTGAAAATCTACGATACGCCCACGCGTAGCCGTTTTCTACCATTTGGGCGTTTATGTCTGCGCCGTCAAGATAGATCGTGCCGATCGTGCGCCCATATCTATCATTACCGTTTTTCTCGACTTTTACGATTTGCCCGGCAATCATAGAAGCCAAAAATTCCTTTGATTTTCGTCCGAAAGGCTGCTTGAGCTCCGGCGCATCAATGCCGAATAGCCTAACTTTAACCTGCTTTTCTTCCATCAAAATGGTAATGGTGTCGCCGTCGTGAACGGATATGACTTTGCCAGAGAGCGCAAAAAGAAAAATTGGGAGAAAAAAACATAAAATTTTCATTACTCAATGCTAAAGGCTCAGTTGCCATAAATAGACGATCCGTCATATCTTGCTAAAAATAAACCTAGGACATTAGAATTTGGCAAATTTTTTAAAATAATATCCTTATACGCCCTAAAATGCGCTCCAGTGGTTAAAACATCATCAATTAGTATTATATTGTGATTTGGCGTTTTGGCGGGTGCCGCCCATCTCGTATTTTTTATAATTTCTGCAGGATTTCTAGTGCCGCCCGTATGTGATGGAGTGCGTTCTTCTATAGTATCTAGACAAAATTGAATATCGTAATTTTGTGATAATGATCCAAGCTTGCTAGCTACAGCATCAAGCCTGTCATTAAAGTTTGGCGAATTGCGAGGTTTTGAGGTGGCGCAAGGGATTATAGTGCATTTCCTATCGCTTAAAGCATAATGTACCATATATGCGAATTTATCAACCGCGTCGTTTCTGTAGTGCCAATCGTTACATTCCTTGCGCGAAATATCCTTTTTAAAATTTTGCACTAGGGAATTATATTTCGATATTGAGTATCCTCCAGGGGCGTAGACGCCATAATAATAACACAGATCCTCTTCGTTAAGGTGCCGTGTAAAATCAACCCCAACTATAACCTTAATGGGCTTACACATCTTTAAAAAGATCCAAAATATCGTCAGTGTCTTTAACCCTAATAGCGCCGCGCTCCTCGTAAGAATGCGGCCATTTTAACCCGCTCTCAAAGCAAGAGTTTAATATAAAAAGTTTTCTCCCCATCTCCATACAAGCTCTAGCCTGGGTGAGAGTTCCGCTTGTCTCCGATGCCTCTATAATGATTGTAGCATCAGAAACGGCGGCCATTACGGCGTTTCTTTCGGGAAAATAAAACTTTTTTGTGCTAAATGGTTGCTGTGAATACTTATAAAATGGCACGTGGCTTAGCAATAAGTGATTTTTTGCTACTTCATCTTGTAAGGTTTTATTTTCTTTCGGATAATATTCATTAATCGGTGTTCCTATTACGCCTATTAGATGCCCGCCAACCCTTATAGTAGACCTCATAGCCTCTGTATCTATCCCTGCGGCCAGCCCTGATACTATTACAAAACCCTCTTTTGATAAAATATTGGCTATTTTTCGGGCTCTTCTTTTGCCCTCATTGCTTGCTTTTCTTGCCCCGACAATTGAGATTTTTTTAGGAGCTTCCAATAGCCCAATGTCGCCTTTATAATATAGCTTCTTTATATAAGTTTTTTTCAATAAATCTGGATATTGATAGCTTTCGTGCGTGATTATAGAAAAGTCTTTTTTTAAATTATGAAAAAATGCCTCTATATCCTCTTTCATCAACGGAGTATCTAGCCTTGACGGCTTAAATTTTAAATCATCAACTTTTTTTAGATTACTATTGTCTATACTGGCCCACAAAAGCTCATAATTTATAGCCTCTTGATAGGGGTTTATTGCATCAATAAACATAAAATTTCCTCTCTCGTTTGTTTTAAATTATATAACAGGAGCCCATAAAGTTTTATAAATTTATATCATTTTATCCCGCTATCGCTAAACGTCAGCCCCTTTTGAATTTCTAGCTTGATCTTGCCGCTAGTTTTCTTTTATTCGCCCTTCTTCGTCGAATTCTATATTTTCATCCTGCTCTCTAGCTTTAATTTTCTTAAAACGCTCCCACATTTCACGCATATTGTCGCTTGATTGCATAATGCCTATAACCTTATAGATTTGTGCCATTAAATTCGGTTGTCCTATATCTGGAGTTAGGCGCTGATGGTAGCGTGCATGTTTTGGGGTGTTTTCTTTCAGTTCTTGCAGAACACCCATCGGCAGTTCGTTATAAATAAGATCGTTCGTCCACTTGCCTATAATGGGAGGGCGCTTTTTAATGCCGCTAACGGTAAAGTCCCAGCCATTAAGCCTGAACATTTCCTTATAAAATTCATCTGGAAATCGCTTCTCCCATTTCAGAAGCTCTTCGCTAATATAAGCTTTTAGTATTTTTTGGAGCTCATTGCGTTCACGCTCATACTGATAACCCGTGGCCTCGTCAACTAGGGCTGTGATGCCTATACGCGCAAGAGAACGAACTAAAATTTCTGCCTTTTGCGCAGTTGAAATTTGTTGTGGCGTTAAAAGCCCCTCATCCCTTGCTTTTAAATATAAGTCTGCAACAAGCGGTAAAATATCAGCGCTATAACCCTCTTTTTCCTTTCCGTTTTCGTCTAAATATGGAACTCGCTTGATCTTGGTTCGCAAGTCCGATGAAATCAGGCTTTGTAAGTTTTTAGCGTCCATAAAAGCAGGGATCTGATCTATTCTTGAATTTCCCCTTGGGTCGCGCCCCAAAGCCCTAAATACAGCATTTTGCGTGATAACCCTTGTCCCATCTTCCAAAACCGCTACGTCAAGATCAGCATCACCTATCTTTAAGACGCCGTCTGCCAATGATTTTAGAACTCTTTTCATAACTTTCTCCTACGTTAAATTTCTAAAATAAATTTTATATTCTTAAGTTTTATTCATTTCTAGCCTTTTTCTTAAAACTTCTTAGAATTTATAGAATACGATCCGACTACGCGGATTATTTTATTCCAAAATTATCAAAAGTAAGCCCCTTATGAACCTCATAATGTATTTTTCCGCAGACCTTGCCTAATATCTCGCAATCGTAGCCCTCTTTGTGCGGATAAATATCGCCGTATTTCGGATTTAGGCTAATGAGTTTGACATTGTCATTCGGCAGAAATTCAACCCTTTTTATATACACGATCTCGCCCATTCGAACGACATAAACCCCCGCTATTCTGACAAAATTACCGCGGTTATTTACCATATCGACGACCGCCCAATCGCTCTCCTCAAAATCGGGTAACATACTATCGCCCACCACCTCGAAAACTCTTAAATTCACGGGATTTAGCCCCTTTACGAAGCTTTTATCTACCGCTACCTTTCGCTCCTCTTTATTTAGCATTTCTAAATCGAACGTGCCCTCGCTACCCGCGCCCACCCGCATCTCGGATTTTGAGAGAAATACCACGTTTTTCAGGCTATACTCGGCAGGGATCAGATGGGCGTATTTTTCAAAATTGTTTTTCAGCTCTTTTTTGACGATCTGGTTTTTTAGCTCTGGGCGAGACGGAAAAAAGCTCGTGACGTCTAAATCCAAAATTTCCGCCATATCGGGAATTTTATCAAGAGACGGATTAGCGGTTTTCTTTTCCTTTCCATCTTTGCCTATTTCGCCTTTTTTCGTTTCATATTGCCCTATCGTTCCTTGCGAAACGCCCATTTTATCCGCTAGCTCTTTTTGCGTTAGCTTCGCTTTTTTTCTAGCAGAGCTTATCACATCTGAAAGTTCCATTTATGCCTCCTACTAATAATTTAATTTTACCAAATCTATAATTGGCAATTCCTATTTTTTTAAGCATTTTCTAATATAGGAATTGCTAATATATGACCTATGGAACAGAATAAAATTACTCAATCGCAAATAGCGAAAAAACTTAAAATCACTCAAGGCGCGGTATCGGGCTGGTTTACCGGCGATAGCAAGCCGACCGTAGACAATGCCGCAAAGCTTGAGGAGTATTTTGGCATTCCTGCTAAAGAGTGTGCCGATCTCCCGAGCTTTGTTAAGAATAATACCCATTTGTTCGGCTCTCTGAAAATATTACGAAAGGCTAAGAATGGTAGCGCCGAAGTATGACAATAGCAAGGCTTTCAAGCTTTCTAATCAAAACATCGCCGCCATCGTCAAAATCCAAAACGCGAAGGGCTTCAAAAACGATAGCGAGGTGGTGAGGTTTTGCATAGATTTTATGGCGGTTTTGATTGAGCGCGGGCTAGAAACTCAAGCGCTCGCGAAGCTCGTAGAAAGCGTAGCGAACGAAAGATGACCGCAGACCTTGCTTTTGCCATCGGTGGAATAATCGCACTTTGCGTAGGGATTTGGAGCGCTAAACGTGAAAACCAAACGCGAGATTAAAAAACTCAAGCGCGCGATAAAGAAGCTTCGCGAGGAGGTTGATAGGCTAGGCGGAGACGCAAGCGCGATCGGCTTCATTACGGAAGAGTACAAAGATGAAGAAGAGGATATCGATATGGAAATTAGATGCAGAAAGGATAAAAAATGCAAACGACGTTAAACGCCGATGAAAAAAAGGCTGAAAACAAGCGCTTTTTAAAATCGCTTAAAAAAATAGTGGCGGAGCTAGACAAATGCACGGACAGAAAAGACCAAGCTAAGATGGTAGAAATGATTATTTCTTATTTCGAGCTAGATGGATATCTGCATCGTTGAGCTTGCTCATGGCGTCTTCAATACTTTCAGCGATAGTATTAAACGCCTCCGCTACTTTTTTGGAGGCTTCCTCTACTCCTAGTTGGGGTATTTTTGCCTCCATCGCGAGTTTAGTTAGTTCTAAAACTATCTCTTTGTCCGTCATTTAAATCCTTTGCGGTGAATTTCTTAGCTTGGCGGCGGAATTCTACAGAGGATTTAAATGAAAGTCAAATTTAAGGAGAGGGCATGAAAAAGTTAAAGCTGGCGGCCGAAGCTAAAAAGGACGAGCCGCTAGAAAAAATCCTTTTTAAAAAAGGAACGGTGCTCAAATTTGGCGGTATGCCGTTTAGCTTGCCGCAAGATACATATTTGTTGGGGCGTATGGAAAACTATAAATATGCCCTAGGTTACGTCGGCGGGCGCAAGGGCTACAAATTGGACTTAAACCAATCGGACCTTTCTTTGTCAAAGCCCGTCCAAGAGGCATCGGTACCGAATGCTTGAATTACGATTAGGGCGTCGTTTTGATCTATCGTCGCCTCTAATCTTTTCGCTGCTTGCAGATGGTTTAGGCTTGTTTTTACTATCCAGGTCGAACCCAAGCAGTGGCACCAGCTTCCTAGGTTTCGTATGGCCTCGCTAAGGGCTGCGTAATTTTGCCCGATCTGATGAAGATCGTAAGAGATGATAAGGGTGTTCATCGTAATGGCTCCTTGTGTTGAAATGCAAATAAATTATATCGCAAGGGGCTTTTAGGATGAATAAAAAGGAGAATAAATGAACCTAGAAATTTTTAAAAAAGACGGCTTCGAGATCAGGGTTGCGGTCGATAAAAATAACGAGCCGCTGTTTTGTTTGACGGATATTTGCAGGGCCTTAGAAATTCAAGACGCGAACGGCGTTAAAAATGCGATAGATGCGGAATTCGGCAAAGGGGGCAGATTTAATCTTACCCCCTTAAAAACTGCGGGCGGTATACAAAATTTCATAATGGTAACCGAGCCCGAACTCTATTTCGTGCTAATGCGGAGCGACAAACCGAACGCGAAGCCGTTTAGAATGTGGGTAAATAACGAAATTTTGCCCGCTATCCGCAAGCACGGCGGCTATCTGACCCCCGCAAAGATCGAGGAAGTGCTAAACGACCCCGACACCATCATAGCCCTAGCCCAAACCCTCAAAACCGAGCGCGCCGAAAGAAAGCGACTGCAAGCCGAAAAGGCGGCGAATGCGGGATACGTGAGCTTTGCCAAATCGGTCGAGGCTAGCGTCGATAGCATCCTCATAGGCAACTACGCCAAGCTTTTAAGCGACAGCGAGGGGGTGGCGATAGGACAGAATAGACTATTCGATTTCCTGCGTGCTAGCGGCTATCTAATCAGCGGAGGCACGCGCCACAACGTGCCAATGCAGCGCTACATTGACAGAGGCTATTTCGAGGTCACGACGCAGACGTTCGCAGGCAGCACCGGCACACATCAAAAATTCACCACCAAAATCACTGGCAAGGGGCAGATAGCCCTTGCGGGAAAAATAGTCGAATACTTCAAAGGAGAGAGGATATGAGGCACGCGTTTAATACGGATTTAGCCGAGAAATACGGCATAGAAAAAGCGCTTATAATAGACTATTTCGCCTATTGGGTAGTTGAAAATATGCGAAATGAAAAAAACTTCCACGAGGGCAGGTATTGGGTTTTTAACTCCGCGAGCGCTTTAAGCGAAAAATTCCATTATATTTCGCGCAGGACGATGAACCAAAAACTTCAAGAGCTGGAGACAGACGGCATTTTAATCAGCGGGAATTTTAATAAAAATAAATTCGACCGCACGAAGTGGTATAGCTTTAGAGATGAATATGCGTGGCTGCTAGACGAACATCGCAGCTCGGCAGAAATTGCGGCTTCGAGTGGGGATAATCTCCAATCCATTGGAGAAAGTAGCCACTCCATTGGAGAAAATTGCCAATGGAGTGGAGAAAATTGCCACTCTATAAAAATATCAAACACATATACAAACAAAAATTCAAAAGAATTTCAAACGGATAGCTCGCTATCGCTCGCTAACGCGCGCGAGGCGAAAAAGCAGGGAGCTTTTGAAATTCCCGAGTTCATAAATCCCGAAATTTGGAAAGACTTTGAAGCAATGCGAAAGCAAGTCAAAAGGCCTATGAGCGAACGAGCTAAAAAGCTCATCGTGGCTAGACTTCAAAAGCTCGGGGAGGACAAGGCAAACGAGATACTGGAGCAAAGTATCGTAAATTGCTGGCAGGACGTCTATCCGCTAAAGACGGGCAGAAGCAACGACAAAGAGGACGAATATGCCGACGTGCCGATGTTCGCAAGCGACAATCCGATCCTAAAAAACAACTTCCTAAGCCGCGATATGAGCGTAATCTACGATAGAGCTACGCAAATCGCCATAGAGGACGAGAGGCTGCGGAGTAGTCCCGCACAAATCGAGATGAAGGATCACAGATGAGCTACAAAGAGAAATTTATAAACGAAATTTTGTTTCAGGGCAGAGCTACGCCGATGCAGGTTAAATTTCTAGCCGAGGGCGCGCTTAAAAACATCGCGGATAAAGACCTCGGCGAGTTTGCAAATTTCGCTTTCAGCCTCAAGACGAGATACGACAACGCCATTCAAACGATCATCAATGCCGCAAACGAATACCAGCGAGAAACTACGATGCGTTTGTTGAAGCGAGGATGCGCGTTTTCGGATATCGCACTGCTTAAAAATTTCCTAACGCAATATTTCAAGCGTAAACTCATAGCGTGCGGCGTGTATCCGTTCACCTGCACGAGTATATCGATGAACGAATTTGGGGAATTTATCAACGACACCACCAAAAAGGCAATTTCGGCGGCGGACGAAGTGGAATTTTTGACGGCGCTTCTAAAAGAGCAATACGCTATCGGCGAGTATAGAGGCGAGCTTTTGGCGCAAAATATCGAGACAGCCCAACGCAACAAGGCGGAGCGGTTTAAGGAGGTGCCGAAGCTCGAAAGCAAACAATCTTCCGCAAACTCCGAGGGCTTTATAAAGCTACTTGAAAAAACGAGGGTGAGATGATCCCGAAATACGAAAATACCCTAGCGTACATGAAAGCAACGGGCGAGGTGCCGCTAGAGGAGCGGGAGATGATGACGCTCTCTACGTGGCTAAAGATAAATAAAATTCCTTTTACTCACGTAGCCAACGAAAGAGTAGCTAGCGTGCGATACAAAAAGAAACTCAAAGCTATGGGGACTAGCGCGGGCTTTCCCGATATGCTGATATTTTTGCCCGGCAAGATAGTTTTTATCGAGATGAAGCGCGCCAAAAAAAGCTTAAGCAGGGTTAGCGGGGAACAAGAGGATTGGATAGATACTATCAACTGCTATGACTACGCAAAGGCTGCGGTATGCTACGGCTCAGGCGCGGCGATAGATTTCATAAAAAGCGAGATGGGGAGGAAGTAGTGGCAAAGATCACGGACGAAACAAAAAAGCAAGCAATAGCAGACTATCTTACGGGCAAATTTTCACAACGCGACCTGGTGAAAAAATATAATATTTCGCTAGGAACCGCAAATAAATTAACCAAGGATTTGGCGCCTGAAAATGAACGCTATGTAGAAGCCGAAGTAACGATGATTGCGGCAAGGCAAACGCTCCCAAATGAACAGATGAACGCAATAATGAACGCCGCTAAAGACGAGGCGTATAACAGGGGGCTGATTTTCAACGCCACTCAAAAAAACCTAGTAAAGATCACGGAAATGCTAAATAAAAATACCAAACATGAAAAGGTGGGCGTAGGCGACGGAGTGCAAAACTTCGAGCCGGTAGAACTAAACGCGAACGATTATAAGGCGCTACAGGACGCGATAGATAAAGCAAGCCTAACGCTCGGCGTAAATCCTCGCACAGCCCAAACCCTCATTCAAAACACCAATGCGCAGCAGACGAAAATTCAGATCACCAGACGAGAGATAGGGGCGAGCGATGAGTGAGCTATCTCTTGATCTGCGCTATACGCCGCAGCAAAAGGCGGTATTTTTCCAAAACGACGCGCGCTTTTGCACTATCGAAAAGGGCAGACGTTTCGGCTTCACCAAGGGCACGGCGAATGCCTGCATCGAGTGGCTGCTTGAGGGGCAAAAGATACTCTGGGTAGATACGATAGCGGCGAATTTGAAAAGATATTTTGAGCGGTATTTCCTCCCCGAGCTGCGGCAGCTGCCAAAAGAGCTGTGGAGCTGGAACGCGCAGGATAAGCAACTCAAGATCGGCGAGGGTTATCTTGATTTTCGCTCCGCAGAACGCCCCGAAAATATCGAGGGTTTCGGATACGACACGGTCATCCTCAACGAGGCAGGCATCATTCTCAAAGACCCCTACCTATGGGACAATGCGATCTCTCCTATGCTGCTTGACAATCCGAACTCTCGCGCATTTATCGGCGGAGTGCCGAAGGGGAAAAACAAATTTTTTGATCTAGCGCAGCGCGGGATGAGAAACGAAAAAGGTTGGCGGAATTTTCAGTTTTCTAGCTACGACAATCCGCTGCTTCAAAAAGAGGAGATCGATCGTCTCGTCGCAGAGCTAGGCGGAGCGGATAGCGACGTAGCGAGACAGGAGATTTTCGGCGAGTTTTTGGATACGACGTCAAACTCCGTGTTTTCTTTGGCGGCTATTGAAGCCGCGTTTCGCAAGCAGAGATATTTTGACGCGGGCGCGTCCGTGATCTGGGCTTTGGACGTAGCCAGAGAGGGAGACGACGAAAGCGTGCTCTGCAAAAGGCAGGGCGATAGCGTAGAAGCTTTGAAGCCCTACCGCATAGCAAGCACGAGCGAGCTAGCGCGCGAAATTTACGGCGAGTATGAGAGAGCCGATCTCAAACCTCACGCAATCTATATCGACACTATCGGGGTGGGCGCGGGGGTGTTTGATACGCTATGCGATCTAGGGCTGCGCGGCATCGCGCGAGAAGCAAAAGGCAGCTTCAAGGCAAGCGATGAGCGCAAATATGCAAACAAAAGAGCCGAGATGTATTTCAATCTGCGCGAAAAGCTTCCGCTGCTTGCGATCGCGCCCGATGAGGAGCTCAAAAGGCAGCTGCAGACGATCTCGTTTTTTTTTGACAAAAAGGAGCGGTATCTGCTGATGCCGAAAGAAAGCATCAAAAAAGAGTATGGCCGCAGCCCCGATCGCGCCGACGCGCTGGCGATGAGCTTTTTTGATCTCTGCCCGATACTTCAGAGCAGAAAGGAGGAGCGCTATGACGACTACGCATGGTGAAAAGTGCGAGCTATGGGTAGAAAATGCACTCAAAACAGATTATATTTTTGAAAAAATTTCGCCCACGCTCGTGCGGAATTTGGCGAGGCTGGACGATAGGGCTTTGAGGCTAGGCATATTCGTGATGATCTGCGATCTGGCTAGCGGAATGAAGCAGATGCCGACGAAAATTCACAAAATCAGGCTCGCCGCGGAGCTTGTGAGAGACGGAGCGAAATTTAAGAGGGTGCGCGAGCTCACGGGGGTTTCAAAAAGCACATACTACAAAATGAAAAGGATTATCAATGGATAGGACGGCATATCTGCAGGAGCTCAAAACTGCGGCGATGGACGGCTATGAACACTACAAGCAGGGTTTCAAGGATTTGGAGGAGGCATATCTGCTGATCTTGCGCCCCGAGCTAATGGAGAGCCTGCAAAAGCGCAACAAGAGCAAAAACTATATCCCGAAGCTCAACTCAAAGGCGAAAAGAATTTACGACGGGCTTACGGAAACCTACTTTAACAATGACAAATTCGCAAAGCTGGAGCCCTATATCAACTCTTCGGACGACGTGATAGACAAATGGCAAGCCGCAATCGATCATTATGCCGAGAGCATAAATCTTTATAAAACCTTTGCGCCGATATTCTTACGCGCGCCGTTTTCGGCAAGCTGCGCGGTCAAGGTGTATTGGGGCAAAGACCGCGCAATGATAGACGAAGTGAGCTTGCAAGATCTGTATTTCGATCCGGGCGCGCGCGGGCTGAATGACATATCCTATCTGGTGCATCGCATCTATCTTAGCAGCGAGGATATTTTGAGCTACAGAAAAAAAGGAATTTTCAAAATAGAAAGCCTCGAGAGTTTCAAAGACAAAAAACCCTATGAGCGGATCGAAATTTATGAAATTTATGAGCTCAAGGGCGGCAAATGGTATGTTTCAAGTCTTTATGAAAACGAGCTTTTGCGCGACAAAATAGAGCTGCGAGACGGACAGCCTTTCATAGTGGGCTATATGCTACCGCAGATCAGATGCACGGACGAGGAGACTTATGTCAGCGCCTACGGAGAGCCCGCGCTGATGTCTATGCTGCCGCTACAAAACGAGCTCAATGTGAATAGAAACTCGATCGCCGACGTCATCCGCCAGCAGGTCGCGCCGAAAATCATACTCGACAAGGCTTCAATGGTAGAACGAGGCGAGCTTGAGAGCGTAGGCACGCCGATATACACAAATCAACCAAGCGCCGTGCAGGTTCTGCCCGCGGGCGACATAGGCGGAGCGATGGCGGCGCTTCAGGTCATCGAAAACGAGATGAGCGAAGTTTCGGGCGTCTCTCCTCAACAAAACGGCGCGACGACCGTGCGGAAAGAGACCGCCACGATGGCAAGCATAATGGCGAATGAGGGCAGCGTAAGGCTTCAAGGATATATCCGCACCTTCAACGAGACCTTTTTTGAGCCGATATTTGAGCGGCTTGCGTTTTTGGTGTGGAAATACGCCGATCCGATCTTTTTCGCAGGCTTTGGACGCGGCGAGGTGCCGAGTTTTAAAGTCAATCTAAACACGGGTATCGGAGCGCTGAATAAGGAGGTGCAAAAGCAATCCCTGATGGACGCGGCAAAGATGATCGGCGCGCAGTTTGGGATGTGCCTGCAGATAGGAGATCAGGCGGGAGCTGCTGCGATGAAAGAGGCGAGCAAAAAGCTTCTTTTGGAACTTCTGCCGCTATACGGCATCAAAAATGCAAGCGAGTTTGTAGGCGAACAGAGTAAGCTAGAGCAGATGATCCTACCGCCGCAGATACCGCCCGATATAAATCCAATGCAAGGAGGAAGCAATGCTTTCTAACACGCAAAAAAAGGTTTTTGACGCCACCATTTCAAATTTGACGTCAAATAAAGAGCTTGAGCCTATTTTGGGGAGTGACGCCGTGAGGAAATTTATCGTTTTGCTAAGCATCAAATACGAGGAATACCTGATCACGGCGCAAGATGAGAATGCAAGCGACGAAAGCCGCCTGCGAGCGATCGACAAGGTGAAGCTGATAGAAAGCTTCTTTGAATTTTTTGAAAACTATAAAGGAGAATAGAGATGACGGAACAAGAAGCAATCAACGCATTAGTAGGCGAGCTAGAAGCTAGCGAGGCGCAAGAGCAGGTAGAGCCGCAGGGATCAGAGCCTGCAGAGGCGCAGCAAACAGAACATCCGCAAATCACGCAGGAAAATCTGCAAAATATGATAGCAAGCGCCATGCAAGGCATAGAGGAGCAAAAGGCGGCACAAGAGGCGGAAAAGGCCAAAGCGGCGGAGCAGGCAAAGGCGGTGCAGCTTCCGCCCGAGCAGCAAGCGCTGCTCGATAGTATGGGCTTGCAGGGAATGCCTCAGATGCAAGAGCAGATCAGACAGCTTCAAGAAGCGCAGGCACAGGCGCAAGAGGCGGCGCGCAAACGAGCGGTTTTTGATAAAAATTTAGATCAATTCGGCAAGGATTATCCGACTATCAAGCCCGAGGAGATGGGAAAATGGGCGGAGCAAAACGGCTTTTTGTCGCTGCTAGGCGAAAATTACGACGGCTGGAAGGCGGTAGCCAACGCAATGATAAAGATCGCGACGCCTACGCAAAAACCCGATGAGATCATTGATACGAACAAATCAGGCGGAGAACTCGGCGCATTCGACAGGATGAAAAAAGGCGAGGAGGTAAGCGATGTAGAGATCGGCGCGGAGCTTCTAAAACAGGCGGGATTTTAAGGAGGACGAGATGAACCCATTTTTTTCAGGTATAGCAGGCGGGCTAGCAGGAGCCGCAAACACGGCGGCAAGCGGCGGCGGATGGAATTTTCTTGATATGCTAAAAGGTGCGGGCAATCGGGCGCTGGGCCTGTTTTCAGGCTCGGGCGGCGGAACGCCTACGTGGTTACAAGCCGCGGGTTTGGCGGGCGGTCTGTATTCGGGCTTGCAGCAGCAAAAAGCGGCGAATAAAGCTCTAAAAATGCAGCAAGACGCGTATGATTTCAACAAGATGCTTTCGCAGCGCGAGATCGACAGACAAAACCGCGCCGAGCAAAATTTATATGACGGATGGAATGCGTCCACTTTCGCGAGGTAGAAAATGGCTTTTTTTAACCCGCACAAGGTAGATTTCAACTACGATACGAGGATGATAGATGCAGTCGGAGCGGTCGGCAGATCGCTCTATGAAATTTACAAGGACAACGTGGCGAAAGATCAAAATCAGGCGCGCCTTGACGAGACGAACCGCGCAAATTTGATGAAAGAATACCTATACGGGCATAAAAATCAAGAAACCGCGCGGCACAATCAAACAATCGAAGCCGAAACCTCAAAGAAAAACGCTTTCGATCAGGATTTGGGGCTGAGGAATTTTTACAGCACCGACGCGCTACGCAGGGCTCAAATCAATAATCTATACGCCGACAACGCAAGGCAGAACACGCAGTTGCAATGGAATATCAACCAAGCGCGAGATAAAGCCCAAGCCGAGCAGGAAAAGCAGGCGGGCATAGATATGGCGTGGTATAACGCAGGGCAACAAGGCGGGCAGTTTAAGGATCAAGCCCCGAATTTGAGCGACGCGGACAAGAGAAATCTAGGCAGGCAGTATAGGTTGCAAATCGAAGCGCAAGGAGGGATAAACAAGGCGCAAGAGCCTATCTTAAAGCAGCAGGAGGCGCAACGCAAAGAGGAACAAGCGGCGAAAACAAATGATTTTCTTTTTAATCAAATGGGTGGGCAAATTCCGCCGGGCATGACCGACCCGAGAGAGCAGGCTGCATATAAAGCCGCCTATGTCTCACCTGAAGCGACAAAAGCAAGAGCAGCGGGGAAAGGAGGATACCTGACGAGATTGCCAGCAGGGCAAGCTACGCGGCTGGAGAACGCCAAAACCCTATTGTCTCAATATGGAGACTACGCGAATTCCTTAGTGGGGAAAAAGGGGGATGTAACGGGACCTCTTGATGTAATAACTGCGCCGACAGCAAGGTTTTTAGGATTAAGTGATGCGGATATTGCCGATTTATACGCGCAAAGAGACGCAATAGCCGAGAACGAAAGAGCCTTCACGAAAGGCGGCGGTTATAGAACGGCAGAAGAAGCAAAAAAGGCGCTAGACCCAGTGCATTTAAGATGGAGCACAACCAAAGCAAACGTGAACGCGAACTTACAAAAATGGCTTAAAGTTTATGACGAAACAATAAATGTTTTGCAAAAACAAAAAGATTATGCAGGTGTTGCAGAAATTCGACAAGAAAGAGATGACTTTATAAAAACACTGCCTATAGAATTTCAACCAAAAATTTCGCAGCAACAGAACCGAGAAGCAACTCAGCTATTCATGCAAAAAATGAGTATGCCAACAAATACTGCGTCGATAAATTCTGCTCCGCAGCCGTCAGGGGGATATGCGCCCCAAAACTTATACGATGAGATGAGCGCCTATGATGAAAACGGCGTAAGGTATGTCGGCGACGACGGATTTAATAGCTGGTAAGGAGAGAATATGACCCCTAGAGAATATTTAGGCAACGATACGATCGCGAAATTCCAAGCAATGGGATATACGACGGAGCAAATTAAGGGCTACGCCCGCCAAAAATATATTAAAGAATTTGGCAGGGAGCCGAGTAACGAAACGCAGCAGGCAAGCTTAACCCCACAACAAAACACGGCAGTCGCGCCTCAACAAAACGCGACTGCAGTGCAAAATACGCAGCAGAATTTTCAAATGCCGAGCGAATACGCTAATACCACGCGCATAAATTATACGCCCGAGGCGGCTCGCGAGATGTTAGCGAACGTCAAACCCGCGCAGCCTATTATAGGGAAAGATCAATTTTCCAATCCGCAGCAAGAGGAGAAACAATACGACGACGCATACCGCGCCCTCTATGCGGGCGCCTCCAGCGCTAGAAAGGATGAGGAGCTAAGAGATAAAATTGCCCTTGCTCAAAATACCACCATTTGGCAAAAGCTGACGGGCGGAAAGAAAGAAGCCGAGGAGCTACAAAAAGACCTAGATTACATCGCGAAAAATGCAGGATATGAGCTTGGCGCAGTGCAGACGGACGACGGTAAAATTTACTTCGGAACTACAGATGCCAAAGGTAACCCCATAGCAAAAGAACTTACGCCCGGCATTCTTAATAATCTAGCGGCAAATAAAGGCGAGATCATCGGCGGCATAACCGCAACGGCGCTAGCGCCTTTTACGGGCGGAGGAAGCTTTTTGCCTCTGCTCGGGGCGAGCGCTACTGGAACGGCGCTCGGCTCTATGAGCGATCTATACCGAAAAGGCGAAGCGACGGGTAGAGAATACGACGCGGGAGACTATGCCGCAAGAGCGCTCCAATCTGCAGGGGCGGACGCGCTAGGAGGCGTCGCCATAAATAGCGCGGGAAAACTCGTAAAGGCTGCAGCGCCTGCGATTAAACAAGCGGGCGAGCGGATAATAAGCCCGGTAGCGAAAAACGCAGCAAAAATTGCGGATAATAACATTTTAGTAAATTTAATGCGTAGAGGCGTAACCGACAATATCGAGGGAGCCGAAGCGCAGTATATTAAATCTATGGGCGGCGAGGCGGAGGCTCTTAAAAATTTAGTTTCCACTAAAAACGCTTTGGGCGAGGAGGGATTTAAGAATTTTGCTAATTCGGAGCGATCCCTGCAAATCCCAAAAACGGGGAACGAGGCTATAGATAAAAGCATAAACTACATAAACGAAAAGGGAATTAAGCCCGCCGAACAAACTATCAGGCGCGTAATTCAAGGGGAAAATTTGAATGAAAGAGAAGCAAGCTTGCTCGCAAGCGCTCTAAGCAACGATAAGGGCGCCGATCTAATCACAAGAAGCGTGGCGGGCGATGCCGACGCTTTCGCAAAGACCCAAAAGATTATGACGAAGCTAAACTCAAGTTTTGCAAAGAATATCAATGAGAGCTTTAAAGACACTCCGAATGTCGTGCAGGTTTTCAAAAACTACGAGGCGCGCACAAAAAATGATTTCGGAAACGTCATCAAAACGCTTGATAATGAATTCGGCACGCTGGGGCTTGATACTCGCGCGCTATCTACTAGAGTGGGCGAGGCGCTAGAAAACACGCTACCTAAAGGCTCGCAAATTACCAAATATGCTATGAAAGGCATACAAAAGGGAGGTCTTGAGGGCTTGCAAGATGCTAGAGCTTTTTTAAACGGGGAAATTTCTACCTTAAAAAAAGCAAATGACGCACTAAGCAGGGAGAGACTACTCGAACTAAGAGAAGCAAGGGGAATAATTGATGACGCGATAGACGGCACGCTGGATCAGTTTTCGCGAATAAATCCCGAAGTAGGCGCAAGAGCTAAAGAGCTAATGCAGACGGCGCGCGCGGATTATAGCGCATACAAAGAGATAGAGCAAAGCGATCTATTTAAAAGACTGACGCGCGGAATGAAAACGACAGACGATCTTACTTCCGCTCTGCTTAAAAGCGCGGATAACCAAGCGGGGTTAAATTTGGATGAAGTGCTAAGCATCTTAAACCCCGCCGAGCGTGCAAACGTAGAGGGTAGCCTGCTTAAAAATATCATAGAGCGCAATACAAAAAAGGGCATAACCGATTTTGAAAAAGCTTTCGAGCAAATAGATCAAATCCCTTTTAAAAGCGAGCGCGTAGCGGGGGCCGTAGCGCAACTCAAGGAAAGCGCGCCGATCCTTAAGAATTCGGGCGAAATTTTAAAAAAGCTGTCCGAAATGACACCGAAAACCGCCGAACTACAGCAAGGTATCGGCAAATCGATTACCGGAGCGTTTCAGGTAATGTGGAGAAACCGGATCGTCAATAAACTAAAATCTAAAATTCCTCATTTCGGCGATAATCAAGCTTTAAAAAACCATATCGTAAACGCCCTAAAGAATGCGGGCGATTTAGAGGGCGCGATAAAAAATATCGAGGCGATACCTACGGAGGGCTTAGATAGCGCGACCAAAGAGGGGTTAAGCAAATTCGTAAAAGAGGTAATCCCTGAAATCAGGCAAATTTTAAAAACCCAAGAGGATGACGCCGTAAAGGCTAAATTTAACCCCGAGGAATTAAAAAAGGCGTTGATAGATCCAAGCCGAAGCGATCGAGAAAAGATAAATCTAGTCGAAATGGCTAAAAAGCAGATCAAAGAGGAGCTAGACGAAAAAGCAGGTAAGGTCGCTAAGAGCGAGCTTGTCAAGCAGGGCGAGGGTTTTACGATGAAAGACGGCGGTAAGCCCTATCAATACGCGCAGCAGACATTTAAACCCGAGCAGTGGATCAATGATTTAAGCGGAATTCTGACCGACGAATGGGCCGCAAATTTAAAAAGCCTTGCGGTAAAACACCCCGAGATGTTTAAGAGCGAAGCGGATGTCTTTAGAGTAATCAAGGAGATTAAAAATAATCCTACTCACTTTTTAGAAAACACGAAAGATGATGTTGCGCTCATAGCCAAAAGACTGAATGATAATAAGGCTGCGAATATCGGGGTGCAAAAAGAGACCGGCAAGATAATTCACGCAAATAAAACCGATGGGCGAGATTTAAATAGGCTTGTAAATAGGCAGAAAAGGCTTAGAAAAGAAAAAGGGAAACCTGCCGCGACGCCAGCTGCGGCAACCTCTCTAAAAAAGGAGGATGGCGAATTATTAAAGTCTCCCAATAAGCCTATTATACCACAAAATCTCAAAAATGCATCAATCGATGAGTGGCAAAGCGAAATTTCTAAAGCCAGAGACGATTGGAACGGGCTAAAACGCCTGATGGATCAGATCAAGCAAAACGAAACGCTAGGGCAAAACGAAAGAGCTAAGCTATACGTAGATATAAGCGAGCGGATGAAAAAGATAGGAAAATAATTCAGGCGCGGGGCTGTACCTCGCGCCAATAGCCTAGCTCGAACGGATCTTACTAGACGAACCATACGATTATATCAAATTTTATTAAAAATCCTTCAAATTTAATCTAAAAATACCAAAGAGTGCGTTTTATGGGTAGATTACGCACCCGCACTTGCGCGAAAATTGCCTTAACTTTCAAAAGGAGAACGTTATGGCAATCACATCTACGGGCTTTCAAGCCCCAGCAACAAAAAGAGAAGGGTTAAAGCCCTCCGTCTACGATAGCATAATCCTAATCGGAGCGGACGACACCCCCGTCTTAAGTCTCATCGGAACTTCAAACGTTACGAACACGGAACATAGTTGGCTAACCGACAATATCGCGGCGCCCAAAAAGAACGCACAGCTTGAGATTAGCGATTTCGCCGATGATCGAAAATCGACTATTCAAAAAACGACCGACAGCGTGCAAATTTTCACTACCAACATAAGCGTGTCTTACACGATGCAGAAGGTAGCCACCTATGGCGGAAAAGAGATGGAGCGCGAAACGGCTAAGCGCGCCAAAGAGCATAAGCGCGATATGGAATACGCCCTATTCGGCTTAGGTCGCGATACTGACACCAAAACATCCATATTCAAAGCTCCTACTCCACGAACCGATACGGTAGCGGGCGAGATGGCAGGAATGTTTTATTATATTTCCAAAGGAGAGGCGGCATTTGCTAACGGCAGACGCGGTAATGTCCTTGCTTTCGATAGCAAAAACGACTGGACCGGCACGCCTACGGTTTTAACAGAAGACGCCTTAAACAAAATTTTACAAAACATTTGGGATGCGGGCGCGACGCCTAAAGACGTATTCATAGGCGCTAAGCTCAAAAAGGCGATCAATGCTTTTGCCACCCGCCAATTCGGCAACGAAAAAAGCATCAATTCAAGCGTCGTAAGCCTTGATACCGACTTCGGGAAGGTAAATTTTAGGCTTCATAGGTACTTGTCCGAGCAAAATAAGCTAGACGATGTGCTGATTGCGGGCGACTTTAGCTTTATGAAAAACGGGCTTTTGATCCCTACTATGATCGAGAACGTAACCACGAGCAAGACCGCAAAACAAAAGCGCTACTACACCGAAGCGACGCTTGAGGTACGAAATGCGGATGCTTTTGCAATCGGCGTAGGCTTAAAGGTTAAATAATGACATCGAAATTCGCAAAAGAATTTCTAACTCATAAGATCGTGGGCGGCAAAAAAATGCCGCCCGATGAGATATTGTCCGAAATGTTTTTAGAAGCCATGCTGTGGACGGCGAACAAATGCACGCCTAGCGAATTATTGCGCAGCGTAGAGCGTGAACGAGTATATAGAAACGTCGCGAACGGCTTTTATATCACATACCCCGACAAGCCAAATTTCAGCAATGAAAAAGAGCATATTATGATCGATGAGAGCCTAACATACGCGGTAATCAACTATGTGGCGTTTATCATCAATCAAGACGCTTTTTATAGGGATTTGGCGCTTGAAATCATTTCGGATTATATCGCAAACGACGGCAAGGAAAGGATATTCGATGACTGAGGAGGAATTTAATACAGCGCTTTTAAACGCCGAGGCAATATCGGACATCGATATTTTAGAGCTGTTGCGGGCTTTAGCGGAGCGGCTAAAAATCCTTAATGCTCTCATCGCCGCAAGCATATTAAAGGGGTAAAAATGGTATCGATTTATGAACTCAAACTGGGGGCCGAAAAGCTTGAAATTTTAAAAGCTCTAAGCGCGGAAATAGAAAAAGCGATCGCTTCTATCGGCAAGATCGACAATAGCCGCCTAAATGCTATCTATAACGACATACTAGAAAAAGCAAATCAGGTCTTGCAAGATAAAAATTTCGTCCAAGAGCTTAAGGACAAGGTGGATGTCGCGCATAAAGACATTTCAGAAAAAGCCGCCTCGATAAATCAAAAATTCGAGCAGCAGCAAGCCCTATTGCAAAGCATGCAAAAGCTAAAAGCGGAGATAGAGGAACTCTTAAAAAGCGGACTTATCGACGATACTGCAGAAAAAACTACGACCACCTATTCGAGCAAAAAGATCGGGGATATGCTGAAATTAAAAACCGATACAAGGGATTTTGACGATTTAAAAAGCACCGTCGGTGATAAGCTCGGCAAAGACGAGCAAGCCGCAGATAGCGCAAAACTGGGAGGAAGCCCCGCAAACGATTATGCGTTAAAGACCCAAATAAACACGCTAGAAACAAAACTTGCAAACAAACTGGGAAAAAACGAGCAGGCGGCGGATAGCGCGAAACTCGGCGGGCTTGCCGCCGATAAGTATGCCAAAACCGAGGATATCCCCGCATCTCCGCAAGCCGCCACCGAAACAAAGGCAGGTATCGTAAAACTCAAAAATTCCATCACGGGGAGCTTGGCAGATACGGCGGTTTCCGAAAAGGCGATAACAGATTTTTTCAATTCAAAATTTGCATCCTCCAAAAACCCCGCAGGATACACAAAGCTACCAAACGGGCTGATTTTTCAGTGGGGAAATGTTGCGGAAGTTCCCGCAGACGGGAGAAAAAAAGCGATTTTTCCGATAGCGTTTCCGACGGCTTGCCTGAACGCAAGCGTAACCTATGAAGCGGTTTCGGCCGCAGGGGCAGACCATGGCGGAATGGCTTGCTTGGCAAATATAAGCCCCTCTCAAATGGACGTAGAATATCAGGCCCTAACCGAGGGCTACGCAAATCAGCCGACGGCAACCATATATTGGTTCGCAATAGGATACTAGGAGTAAAAGATGAAATATGTAAATTATGATAAAAAATCAAATGAGATACTGGGATACTATGATAGCAAGATACACGAAAATATCCCTACTCCTAACGTAGAAATAAGCGAGGAGCAATGGGTAAAAGCTCTCAATATGGGCGCTACTCATATCGACCCAAAAACGCTTGAGCTTAGCATAAAAATAGAGGAGCCCTCGATCGAGCAACTTCGCGAAACAAAGACCGCAGAGCTTGCAAGATGGACGCACGATATGGGCGATAGTTGCAAGATCGATCTTAAGAATTTCGGCATCATAAACGGAGGCTATCGCTATCTGCTGAATGTCGAGGCTATGATCGACACCTTCGATAGCCTCGAAATTCGTGCATTTCGCATGTATGACAACACGATGAAAAAAATTGGCGGCCAAGAGGAGCTAAAGCGTATCAAAAAGGCAATTCAGCTGGGAGGTCAAAAACTCCATACCCTAAAATGGCAATATGAGCTGAAAATTTCAAAAGCCAAGGATAAAAAAGAGCTAGACGCCATAGTATTCACCGATACGATCGAGGTGACGTTATGAGCTACCTTTTGATCTTTATCTCTGCGTTTGTCCTCGGAATTTTGGCGTGCCCTATCGCGATTTTCCTGCGCGCTAGAAAGTGCGACCAATGGGATCGCTCCAATATGATGAATATCCTTCGGGTGTTCGCGCACCTTGCGACGCATCCCGACGACTTTGCGAAATTTCGCTACGAGGACGGCAAGAAGCCCTTTTGGTATCTAGGTAGCGATGAATTCGCTGATGTCGTAAAAACTCGCCCGAGGGAGTGATGATGAACTTTAAAATTTATCTCGGAATTATCGGCGCGCTGATCGTAGTCATCCTCGGGCTGCTCGGGATAAACCACTCTCGCGCCGCGAAGATCGAGGAGTTGCGAAACGAGCTTGCCGCCGCTACCGCACAGGGGCAAATTTATGCGGCAAATTTGAGTGAATGCAATGCGCACATCGATCTGCAAAACGCGCAAATAAAGGCAATGGCTCTTGCTAATGAAAACCTAAAAGCCCGCGAGCCTATCATCGAAAAAGAGATACAGACGAGATACGAAAAGATAGAGGTGCCGATAAAAGATGATAAGTGCGAGAAAAAGCTTAAATTCTATGAAAAAATATTTAGGGAGCTTGCCCGATGAAAACGAATTGGATCTACGTGCCCGAGTATCGCGGGCCGCTACGAAAGACGTTCCTGATCGACAAAAACTACCGCCGCGCCCTTGAAAAACACGAGCGCGAATACAATATCAGGTTTGTCCTCTTTCTCATAGGGCTTGCGCTGTGCGTATTTCTAAGCGGATGCGCGGCCAAAGAGCCTATAGTGCGCACGGAGTATAAAAACGTCTATATCCCGATCAAGTGCGAAGTGAAAATCCCCGTAAAGCCTAAATTTGATCCGAATAATATGCAAAGCGCGGTCGAGCTGGCAAAATATTATGAAACCTGCGAAGCGCTCCTGAAGGAGTGCGCGAATGTGGGGGATAGATAAGGACGTGTGGAACTACATGCTCTTAGGCATCACGAGCTTTTTAGGCTCGATGCTAGGTATCGGCAGCGGCAACATAAAACTGCACGGAGAGGGCAAACCCAAAATGCTATCGTGGATCGTAGCGATAGGCTCATCTATGCTTTTTGCATTCGTGGGATACGAGGTGCTTTGCGAGCTATTAGAGGGCAAACATAAGCTCTGTATCGCGCTTAGCGGAGCGATAGCGTGGTTCGGGGCCGATTGGATCAGGATCAAGATAGACGCCTTCGTATCCAAAAAGATCGATAACGTAGGCAGAGATTTTAATAATTATGAAGGAGCAGACTATGAAAATCAAGATAAATAGATTTAAAAATATCTATGACGGCACGATTGGAAAACTCACGATCATGGACGACGGAAAGAGGCTTTTTGAATGCTTCACCCTAGAGCCCGCGGGAGGAGACACTACACAGAGAGGCAAAGATAGACGCATACCCGCGGGGCGCTATAAAATGCAGTGGTATGCTAGCCCGAGCCAGAAGCGAATGTGTCCGCTTCTATGGAACGAGAGCGTGCCGAAAGAGCGCTACATCCTCATCCACCCCGGTAACTTCCCGAAAGATACGGCGGGATGTATCCTTGTAGGCGACGGATACAGCTCTGCGGGGGTCAACAACTCGGTGCAAACATACAATGCGTTTTTTAAAATTTGCACGGGCAAGCACATAGAATTTATCGAAATCGCGAATGAGGAGGGGATATGAGCCTCATCGAAAATATCAAAGCCCATGAGGGATTTAGCGCGCGAATATACAAAGACAGCGTAGGCAAAGCAACCGTGGGATACGGCTTTTTAGTAGCCGCTCTTAGCTCCGATGAACTCAAGCTCAATGGCGGCAAGGCGGAGCCGATGAGCCGAGAGGTGGCAGATAAAATTTTAAATCTCAAACTAAAAAAGCTTAAAAAACGGCTCTTTCAGTGCCTGCCGTGGCTGGCTAGCAAGCCGCAGGACGTGCAGGATACCCTAGTAGAAATGGCGTATCAGCTAGGGATTGCGGGGCTCTTGGGCTTCCGTCATACTCTAGGCTGCATCGAAGCTGGAGACTACGCGCAGGCGGCAAGAAACCTACGCGCAAGCCTGCTTTATCGCCAGACCCCAAAGAGGGTTGAGGACTACGTCAAAGGACTGAAAAATGGCTGATTACAAGGAAGCATATAGCGAGCTTTACAAGCGCGTGCTCGGCGACACTATGGCGGCAGATACGCCGTATGATAAATTCGCGGGGAAAATCGACGAATACTTTGAGAAATATGGGCTGGCAAACGACAAAAAATTTGAGATGCTTTGCAGCACCCTAGTATCGATGACGCAGAGCGTAACGACGAGCTCGCAAGAGATAGCGCTGCGGCTTCTAAGCGAGAGCGAGGAGCTGCCGCTACGAAAACAGCAGCTCGAAGCTCAAGTGAAGATAGCCGATGCGGACGTCAAACTCAAAGAGCGCGAGCTCGATCTGATGGAGAAAAAGCTAAATTTAGCAGACAAAGAAGCTGCGTTTAACGAAGCGCGCACGGCTCTAATCAAAGAGCAGACTACTAGCGAAAAGAAGCGCGGTCTAGCGATAGATAGAGAGATTGCAAGCTACGACGACAAGCTTAGAATTCAAAAGGCGAGCTTGCTAAAAGATAGCGTATTCGGCTATTCCGTAGGCGGCCTTACTCCGCCTGCAGATATGATGACCAAGATGTTTAACGCGATTGACAAGGTCGTGCCGTAATGCCTACCGAAGCCGCCGCGTTTTATCGCAATCCTTCGGGTGATGTAGTAGCCGATGCTACTAACGGGATGATCTACTCGGCGGCCGCGTATAATAGAATTTGCGAGTATCTGCATAAACAACTGATCCGCAAGGGGCGCGCCTCTAAGCAGGTGTTTATAGATACGCAAAAGTGGGGCAGGGTTTATTACTGCTATGATATTTATGAGAAAGACGGGCATTTTTACGTGAACGGATACCGCCTAGATACAGGAGGAGTGCAGCCGTATAACTATGACGGGGTTAACAATTTAGGGCTATCTCAATTTTTTAATAAACAAAAACCCACGGCAGCTTACTCGGGGCCGTCCGAGGGGCAGATTACCGATTATTTTTGGATCAAAAAAACGAAATTTAGTAATTTTAGAATTGTCTGCATTTACAAAGGGGGATGGCGGAAGGAATTTAATGACCTTTTCTATGAAGGGGAATACCCACCGATAAGAGAGTTAATAACCCGCTGCGGCGTCTCTAACTACCAAATCGTAAATGAACACTACGATGAGAAAAAAAACGGCGGCGGCGAATTTATAGACCTTGACGACGGGGTTTGCTATTTTTATCGGGTTTCTTATCGCCGCGCAGGGGAGGGCGGCGAACACGAAAAAGTTATAAAAGAGGTCGGATGCGCGGCGTATCCACTTTTTCATGCCGATAGTAACTCGCCCGTAATGGGGTCTAGGAGGTGGGCCAAAAGATGGGGAACGCTATATAAACTAGACTACGACACGAAATCTAAAGGCAAATTCGGCAAATGGACGCCTCTATTTAAGATCGCAGTAGTGGTAGTGACCTTTGTGCTAACGTATGTGGCTATCATCACATACGGGCCTATGGCGTCGGCCGCGCTAAGCGCAATAGCGGGCGGCGGAGCGGTGAGCTTGGCGGGCGTTATGGCTACTCTTGCCGTTGCGGGAGCCGTCGGCGGATTTCTTGCGACCGTAGGCTCTCTTTCGGGCAACAAAAAATTAACAAAATTCGGGCGCGTAACGAGCTTTATTGGTGCGATAGGCTCGATCTATCTCTCTATAAAATCTCTTTTCTTCCAATCCGTCGCCGCTCAAAACGCAAGCACCGCGACCAATCAGGCCCTAGCCGGCGCAGCGGGAGCCAATCAGACGGCGGGGCTTTACAATGGCGTAAGCGTGAGCTCATGGGCGGGCACGGGCGCAGGAGCAGGCGCGGCGAGTAGCGCATCTGTAGGCGGGCTAGCTGCGGCAGGCGCTACTAGCACCTCACAGCTGTATCTTACTGCGGCGCTGAAGGTGGCAGGCGTCGGCTACAAAAGCTTTGCTCTGATCCAAGACGTTCGCTCGGAATTTCGCAAGCACGACGACACGCAAGATACGGATATGCAAGAACAAAGCGACGACGAAAAAGTAGTAAGCGTGAATTCCGACGCGCGGCAGGATACAGAGGGCGACGTAACGCGCAAATTTTACGAACGCGACGTAGAATATGATGTCGGGCTTATAGGCGGCACGCTAATATCAATTGACGATAGCGCTATGGATGAACCAAATAGCGCGATAAAAAACCTACCGACACAATAAGATTGCCTAAATTTGTCCCCCTGCCGACTACTTTTTGCTGATTTTTTAGCTGACTATAAATTTTGTATAAAAAAGTGTATAACTGAAATTTATATATTGCCTATTTTAGGCGATATACCTATTATAATCAAATTCCCTGTGGGTCACCATTGCTTCTTTTTATATCGATTTACATCAATGTATAACCATTTACAGATTACCGATAGTAAGGCGTTTTAGGGCTATTTTCAATTTATATTAATTTATATCTGTTTATAATAATTTACGCAAAAAATGTATAACTTTCTGTATAACAAGGGTATAAAATGGCTAAAATTTTAACCGCGACGCAGGTGAAGAAATTAAAATTTGAGGGCAAAGGCAAGCTCAAGGCGTATTCTATCGATAGCACATGCGCGCTGTATCTCGTGTGTTTTGCAAACGGCAGCAGATACTATAAGCTACGCACAAAAAGAGGCTACACGACGCTAGGAAGTTTCGATGATATAAGCCTTGCTGAAGCTAGAGAAAAAGCAATGAGCTTGCGTAAATCCGGCGCGAACGACGAGCTACAAAAGCAAAAATTAAAAGATGTTTTCTATGCGTGGCTGGATATTAAAATCCCGCCCGAGGATAACGAGAAAACAAGGCAATCTCGCCGTAAAATGATAAATCGCGTAAATAAACATCTGCTGCAACCTCTAGGCAATATGCCGATAGATGAGATCGGCACAAAGGAAGTGATCGCGTCCACCAAGGGCGTAAATTTTGCAAGTGCTAAAAAGATAATACCGATCCTGCGCGACGTGCTTAAATTTGCTCGCGCCCAAAACGCGGCGGGCGATATATCGTTTATCTACGAGATTGTCGGCGATATGAGCGAAATTTATCCTAAAAAGAAAGTAGAGCACAGAAAGGCGGTGACGGATCCAAAGCGTCTAAAAGAGATTATAGAGGCGGTCAGAGACGCCCTTATAGAGCCGACGATTAAAAATCTTTTCTTTTTCAATCTGATTATGGCGCAGCGCCCGCATCAAATCAGGGAGCTTTGCTGGGATAGGATAGACGGGGATTTTGTGTATTTTAGAGAGGCTGACAATAAAACGGGGGTAAATGCGCGCTTGCCGCTTCCGAGGCAGGCAAAGCAAATTTTAGAGCGCCAAAAAGAGATAAGCGTAGATGGGATAGTTTTCAAATCGAGCACCTATTCTAGGCTTAGCGGATGGGCTATCTCGGACGGCACGCTATTAAAAACTCTAAAGCGTTTGGGTATAGCCGATCTGCACGCACACGGCTTTCGCTCGATGTTTGCGACCTTTGCTATTCGGGCAACCGACGGCGAGCGAGCTATGTTTGAAAAGCGTATCATTGATGAAGTATTATTGCATACGCCCGGTAATGAAGTAGATAAAGCATATTTTAGGGACTTCAACTCGCGGGAGCATTTGCGGGTATTGCAGTGGTGGGCGGATTATTTAGAGGGGCTAGCACCCCTCTTTTAGCTTCTTGATATCCTCGTTGAGCCAATCTAGGGGATAGCGGGCCTCGCCGTTGAATATGATAAACCGCGGCATAAATTCCCATTTACCCTTGTTTTTCGGCATTCGCATTTTGGCAAGTATATTGCTGTTTTCGGAATAACCCAGCATAACCGATGCCTCTTTTTGCGTCAGCAGCCTTTGATTTTCGGCGGCAACTCCAGCTACGATGCCGCTGTTTTCAAAACATCCGAGCGCGGACGACGCTTCTTTTGGTTTTTGGCTTTCAGTAGTCATTGCCGATCCTTTTTAAAATTTCCTTTAGTTGTTTCAAATTTAGGCTAAAAAGCTTTTGATGTATCTTTTCTACGAGCGCGCCTTTTTCATTATGCTTCTGCGCGAAATCGTCGATTTTGGCTAGCATCTCGCGCTCTTTTTCACGATCGGGGCTACTCATTTTAATTCCTTGCAATTGCACGTGATGGGTTTGCCGTCTGCACCAAAAAGTTGAGTTATGCCGTTCCCAGATCCGACAAGGGTTACGAATTTAAACCCTTCTATGCAAAATATTCTTATGCCCCATCCAGTAGTTCCTCCAACCCTGCAAGCTTCAATTTTTGGCTCATCTGCTCCCTCGCACCCCGCCAATAAAAAAGCGAACAAAATAAGCAATATTTTCATCGTCTTTTCTCCAACCACGCTTCTACCTTGCCGATGTCGAAGCCGTAAAAGGCCCATATTAGGGAAATCACAATGGTTGATACAAGCAGAAAATATGGCATCAATATGCCCATCGCAAGATGCAAAGGCGCGCGTTTACTTTTAGGATGCATTCTTCCTGCGACAAGAACAAGTATCGTAAACGTGTAACAGTTGAGCGTTACGCCCCAAAATATGAAATTTAGCATTTTATTCTCCCATCTGCTCATAAATCGGCATATTTCGTTCATCAAATTCACCCGTCCACATACGTATCTTGTAGTTTTCCATCGGCATCGGTAAAGATAGCTTCGGGTCGCGCGCCTCGCCATAGCCCCATAATATCGTGATGGTTTTCTGGGCGAAATTTATTTCCCAAGGTTCTACCTTTTCGCCGGTTCGCTTATCAACGATTATCATTGCTTCGGGTTTTATTGTGGGGTTCATTTCTTGTCCTTTACTTTAAATCCCAGTTTATATTTTTTAAATAATTTTCAGCCTTTTGAGCTTCTTTTCTACCGGCTTTTGAAGAATAAAAGAATTTAATGTATATGCCTTCATCATTACGTGGCATACGTAAAACTCCCCAAAAACCTATGCATCCGCCTCGTTTTCTTTCTTTTTCAAAAACTTTTGATGTAGAAAATAAGATATTAATATTGTAGTTTCCATTATTTTTGCGAAATTTAAAGATTGGAAATTTTTCTTGAATATCTTTAGAGATTTCATCAAGAAAGCGCGTATGGGCATCTTCTTTTTTCTTGTATAATTCGCTTATATCTTTATCAAATTTGCGAAATTCTTCTAAGCTGTTATAAAGTGTTTCTGCGTTTTGTATTATTGGCTTTTTCATTTTTCATCCTTTAAATTTTGTGGCAATCTAAATCCGAGCGCGTAAAGAGGTATAGCCGTTTCTCTTTCGTTGGGACCGAGCACTTCGTTGCTAAGGTCGCTTTTTGCGTATCTAGCGTTTGTCATTTCCCACTCGCCAGATACGTTTTGATATTCCCAATACCAAAGGACGTCATCGGCTTTTATGAAGTCGCTCAGGTTCATTCCGTCCATCCCAAGCGATCCGACGTGCCAAATATCGGCAGGACGAGAGTAGCCTGCAAAACTTTTGCGCACCACCTCGTCGCCGTCTTTAAATTTCGGCTCTTCGAGCTTGACGCGATATTCAAAGTTATCCCAATTCCAAAGCGGCGATGCTGTAGGCGCCCACCTATCATCTTCGCAATCTGCGAGGCGAAACTCTATCTCCTCGCCCCTATCGTAAGCTTGCATAACCTCGATCATTTCTTTTGTCGTCATTTTGTATCCTTTAAAATTTCTGGGTTTTCACAAGCGTTGCTTGCTATGTAATCTAGCGCCCATAAGTGGTCGTATATAGTTCCTGCGACTTTAAGAAAAGACGTTTCCTTGGCGGAAACTTCAAATAGATCGTCAGGGGACCACCAATCAAAGCTAAGACGCGCGCCATAATTCACTCCTTTATCCCATAGGCGAGTAATTACAAACCTGCCGTCTTCTAGTTTTATTCTGCCCAATTTTTTGACCCCGCCGCGGAAATACTCAACTAAAAAGTCGGTATAAATTTCCTGGCCGCCGGTGTCGTTTATTCCTGTATATTGCATAAGTGTAATTTCATCAAAACCTGCCTCAAAATTTACAGCCGTTTCTTTATCCCAAAGCGTCACTTCTTTATTTAAAAAGTCAATGCTTAGCACTTCGTAAATTTGTCCATCAACTTTAAAACGCGCTCTAAATTTAATCTCTCTCATCGTCCTCTCCTTCATATAATTTTTCTATGATTTGCTTTGCCTTTTCGACCTTTTCTGCTTGCCCTTTTTCGTGATAAAAGTAAAAAGTCACATCGTCCAAAAACCAAACATTGCAGGCGGCGGTCTTCGATGCTTTAAATTTTCCGTTTGTGGAAAAAGCAAGCTTCAAATTTCCAAAAATATCTTGACGGATGCTGCTAAAAGGGAATAGATCTTGCACCCGCTTGCTTGCAGCCTTAAAAAAGCTATCTTTTTTCCTGTCTTTTTCCCTCTTGGCTTTGATAAGCTCGTTTTCGAGCTCTTGTAACTCTGTTTTATAGCTCATTGATTTACTCCTTTGAAAAATACCAGCCAATGCGTTTGCTTCGTTACCTTTTGCCCCAATAACGGAGCTATGGAAAAGCACTTTAGCACCTCCGCTAGCTTGATTTTGCTTTCGTTCCACTTGAAAATCAGTGTTCCGCTGGGCTTTAAAACCCTCATACACTCATCAAAGCCTTTTGCTAAATCCTCTCTCCAATTCCCATCAAGCCGGCCATAATATTTTTCAGCCCACGAGTTCTTGCCCGGCGTAGGCATATGTGGCGGATCAAACACCACAAGATGAAAGCTCTCATCATCAAAAGGCAAATTTCTAAAATCTGCAACAGTGTTTGGGTTTACTTCGAAATTTCGTCCGTCGCAAAGCGTGTAGCTTTCTTTGCGGATGTCGCAAAAATGCACGTTTTCGTTTTGCTTATCAAAATAAAACATCCTGCCGCCGCAGCAGACATCAAGTATTGTTTTCAAAATTTTCTCCTAGACCGAATAATCAATCTCAAAAACTACCCATTGTCCGGCTTTTCGTTCATAGGCGATATAGCCGTAGTAGCTTCCCTCGCACATCCCGCCTCTTTGCCATATTAAGCAGTCGTCTTGACATTTAAAAAGATACTCTTCGCCGAGCAAATCGCAGATATAAAATTCCTTACCGCCTTTTTCAATCTTCTCAAATTTTGCTAGTCCGTAATAAATAGCCTCCTCCCTATCTATCATATCCGCTAAGTCGTCGATAGAGCCTTCGCTCATGCTGCAATGATTTTTAATCAAATCCTCGTAACTTCCTCTTGTCTTTCGCCTGATTTTTTTTGATATTCCAAAAAACATTATTTTCTCTTCCTTACTACGTCGCCGTCGTTATCGAGCCAGCGGATAACCGGCTCGCCCTCGTATGCAGTATTGAAAATATACCACGCATACACCATCATTCCCGTTTCGTGTCTACCGTCGGCCCTGATCTCGCGCAATAAAAGCGGATAGCGCGTAAAAACGTAGATTTTCTCTAAAATTCCGCGCGTATAAATCTCATCGTGCCGCTCTTTGCCGTGTAGATAGCTGAGCGGCAGCAAAAATGCAAATCTAGGCGCGACTTCGCAAGCCTTGAGGATAAATTCCTTTGCCAAACTAAACGGCGGATTTGTAATAATGGCGTCAAATTCGCGCGTTTCGTCTAAAAAATCCTTGCCGTCTATCAGTAGGTCATAAGCTGTTATATCCCTATACCCCGCCTCCTCCAAAACGGTAGTGATCGCGCCGCCTCCACAAGCGGGCTCTAGTATGCGCCCTTTGAATTTCTCAACTTCTAAAAGTCGCCGCGTGAGATTATAGGGCGTTTGGTAGAAATCGGATTTTGAGCGCAATTTATTCGTATTGCCGCTGAAATTTTTGCCACTCGCTCTTTCTTCTGTTTTCATCCTATATCCTCACAAGCAAAACCGCTATAATGAGAGAAAAATAGAGCGCCGAGCAAAGCGCGATTAAAACAATTTGCTTAAATTTCATCTTTTTTTCTCCTTTCGTTTCTTTGCTTCGCTCATAGCCTCTAGCTCACGAGTCAGAAACTCCGCGCGCGCTTCCTCGCTCATCGCCAAAAGCTCGCCTCTAAGTTCTCGCACATTTTCTGCACTATTTTTGCGCCGCGATGCCATCGAAAACGTATAAAACACTGAAAGACATTGATATGCGGCGAGCCCGTGCCCTTGTGTGCGATCCACGCAAGCTCATAATCGCTTGCTACTAGTTCGCGCGCCTTGTAATACAGCCTCTCTATCCGCTCCCTAAGCGCAGGCGTGATCGGATCGTTGTGTGGGAGGTAGTAGCGCTCCGTCTCTACCTGTAGCGCCCTGCCTAACTTACGGAAGCGATCCGTGCGCCCGATTTTGCGGGCTGTGCTAGCCTGCACGTCGATTACGTAGAGCTTTTTTCCCTCGCGCTTTGCAAATTCACTCGCGTTCATCCACATAGGGCTCCCTCTCTGCAAAATCTATCGCATCGTCTATCATCCTGTCATAGGCGTTGTCGTATTCCTCGTCGTATTGGGCTTTTGCTGCGGCGCGCCATTCGTTGTAGTCGCCGTGTTCGTTTAGCCATTCTACGTCACCCATCGCTTCCTCCTTAAAACGGGATCGTGTCGTTGCTGTCATCGTATTTATCGACACTTCTCGGAGCGGGTTCGCGACTTTGGCTAGGGGCTTGCCCGCCTTGTGTTCCGCCGCCCCGATTAGAATTCTGCGCGCCGCATCCCGAATTCTGATAGCCGCCCGAATTTTGAGGGCTGCCTAGCATCTCTAGACTCTCTACCTCTACTACGTGCTTGCTGCGGTTTTGTCCGCTTTGATCCTGCCACTGCTCCAGCTTGAGCCGCCCTTCAACGGCAAGCTTTGAGCCTTTTCTTAAGTATTGATTAGCGACCTCCGCCGTGCGCCCGAAAAACTTTAGGTCGATAAAGCAGGTTTCCTCTACCGTTTCCCCTTTCGCGTTCTTAAATTTTCTCGTTACGGCGATACCCGAGTTCCCGACGCAATAGCCGCTCTGCGTGTATAGCAGCTCGATATCGCGAGTTAAATTTCCGATTAAAACGACTTTATTCACTTCTCAACTCCTCCGCTAATGCGTCAATCGAATTTGGATCGGCTAAATATGCCCTTGCTTCATCAGGGTTTAGCCTCTCCATCCGCTTTTCCGCTTCGATTTCGTCCACGCCTCTTGCTACTAGCTCGTTTTGCAAGGCGTCAAGCGGCAGCGCCTCCTCGTTTACGTCTATCTCTAGCGGCGCGGCTTCGATGATCTCCTCCGCGGGCTCTGCCTTTTTCTGCGTGGCTTTGGCTAGAAATTCATTTAAGCTTTGCGGCTGCTTTGCAATCTTGATTTGCCCCTCTTTGATCGGCTCATTATCCCCCTCGTTTTCGTCAATAGAATAGAGCCCCGAAATATCAAAAGCCTTGCGTAAGGCTTGGCTTTCGGCTACCTTTTTTAACATCGTTTCGGGCTTTTCCGCCCAAAATTTAGTTATTCTTCCGTCGTTTGTCCTCTGGACATATTCGTCATATCTAACCTCTGCTTCAAAAGGGGTCTCGTGTCCTTTCTTATAGACCTGCGCGATAGCTACTAGCTCTTTTTTATTCTCCCACTCCCCATTTATGAAAACGGGCTTGTCTTTTAAAAAGCAGTCGCTCTTAATGCCGGCAAACTTGCCGCTTCTGTGCGCTAAGGTTAAAAAGCTATCACGCCCCGCGAGCGGTTCGATTTTAGAGTGCCATTCCCCATTTATTTTGGCTTTTCGCTCGACGAAAAATATCTGTTTCAAAATCGGGTTCAAATTAAAACTTTTGGCTACCGCTATGCAGTATTGCATATCGCTATCCGTCGCATTCGGCGGGAAAAATTGTTTTCTTATAATCCTTTTATTCTCGTCGCTTAGCCACTCTTGTGGAGTGTTTTGTGTTGTTACTTGGTTCATTTCTTATCCTTACGCTATACTTTCATAAAATTTCCACGCAGGCAGGCTTAGCGTCTGCACCGCCTCTATCTCTTTGCTCTCGGGTTCAAACTTGGCATATCCCCACCATTGCCCGCGCTCTAGGCACAGCTTATAGCGCTCAAGCAGGGCTAGATAT